AAGCGATAGCAGCTGCTGCTGCGTTAGCCTTACCCATAGCGCCAAATAGTCTTGCGTCTGCTGCCCTCATGTCTTTAAAGTATTGAACTGGGTTAGATAAAAACGGAGTCGCGCTAAAATACTGACCGATAGCCCCGAAAATTTCTTGAGTGAAAACACTCATGTGAGTGAGTTGTCTCATAACGCTAATAATGGAATCACCTAGCCACTTGAAAACCTGATCGCTTGTGATGTCATTAGAGGCTATGCCAAAAGTCTCTGCGAACTTGGTCATAGAATCGCCAATAAATCTAAGCTGAGTTTGAGCTTCTCCGCTCGGGTCGATTATAGAAGCCCAGAAGTCTTGAAACGCCGGGATAACTGTATCGAGAATAAACTCTTGAATGGTCTGCATAATAGGCATAAACTTTTCGCCGATTTCTGCGCGTGTGTCTTCTATTTCTGCCTTTAGTATGCGCTGCTGATTAGCTAGCCCGTCTGAGGTGTTTGCAAAGTCTCCGGTCACTGCTGAAGTTTCTTGCATTAGCAAGCTATAACGTCCTGTGACCTTCTCTGCCTCGGTCATTTCAGTTGTGCCGTCTGTGATTCCCTTTTCCAGGGCGTGGGCTTTTACCGCTGTTGCGCCTAGGTCTATGCCGTACATTCTTAGCGGTTCTGATTGCCCTGCTAGTCCAGACTGGAATTTAGCTAGTGCATCACCTACATCTAGATTAAATACTGAGGCGAAATCCGCTCCGCGCTGTGAGATCTCATCAACAACCTCGACAATGTTTCCGCCTTCTCCTGCGATAGTTCCAGCGAAACTAGAAAACTGTGTAGCAATTCCAAACAGCTCTGTTTTAGAAAGTCCTAGCCCTCTAGCTGCATTCTCACCTAGCTCTAGAATGCCTTCTGCTGCATCTCCGAAAGATACATCTACCGCGTTAGTTGCTTCTGAGAGATCGCTAGCTGCGTCTATTGCTTTCTTTATCTGAGTTACTGCTAGTACTCCGATACCGATGCCGATGGCGGTGGTTACCTTAGCTATGTCTGCGCCTATTTTACCAAACTTTTTGCCTAAGTCCTTGAAGCTGCTGTTAGCGCCTTTAGTAGCCTTAGCAAGATTTTTATACTCGCCAAGTATCTCTACGTTTAGCACTAAGCTCATTTGCTTCTCCTGTTTATCTCGGTTGCAAAAGCTGAGTATTCAACCTGAGTAAGCTTTTTATACTCACTCGGACTAACACCAGTAGCTAGTACGAACCGCGCTAGTTTGTTAGCATTCTTTTGAGTTATTTCTTGCCTTTTGGGTCTGTCGCTCCTAGTAGCTCGAGTGCCTGCTTTTGAGTGACTTTCTCGGTATCCTCGAATTTGTAATCGGCGTTATCTTGCTTCATCGCTACAAAGTAAAGAACTCTTAGCGCCCTGCCCTTAGGCTGTCCGTCTGCAAAAATTTCGTCTATGCTGCGACCTACTAGCAGCTCTATTTCTTCGACTTGCCCTAGTGTCATTTCATCAAAATTCATCATCTGTGCTTCCTTAGAGTTTCGTTTTAGCGGTTTCTGTTTTGATTAGCTTCTCCATTTGACCGAAGTAGTTTTCATAGATTTCTGTTCTAGTGTAGCCGAGCGCCCTAACAAAGAATGGCTGCGGTCTTATGTGTCTTTTGAACCAGCCCCAATGAATAGGATTAGCGTATGGAACGCCTGAGCTAGAACTTCTGTTGTTACCTGCCTTGACTGTAATCTTGCCCCTGGCTGTAGCTCCAACTCTGATGCTGTTGCGCAAAGCGCCTGTTCTAACCGGGACAAGTCCGCGCGCCTCATTAGCTACCAGTTCACCAGACTCTTTTCCAGCGTCTTTGATAGCGTCTTTAGGCACTCCAATAGCATCTAAGGCTTTGTTGATCTCCCTTAGATTCTTGACTTTTACGCCCGGTTGAACAGCCATAATTAAGCGGTTACTACCGATACCCCAAAGTACTGATCTGCATCTGCATCGTTAGGAGTAGTAACAACCCTAAGGGTCACTGAGAAGGTTGAAGTTTCGTTAGAGTTTAGGCTTAGCGGAGGAATTTCGTTGAACTTGACCACGCCTGAATAGTGAGGCTGTTCGGTTGAAGCCGAGGCGTTTCCGTTAGGAGCAATTACAAAAGTAGCGGTTGTTCCAAAGTTAGCCCAAAGAACGCGATAAAGAGAAGTAGCATCACCTGAGGTAATACCCTCTAGGGCTAATGCCCATTCTCCGCCTACACGCTGCTCGCAGAAGGTTTGAACATCTCCAGGAGCATCTCCTAGGGTTAGCTCTACCATAGTGGCGGCGCAGGCGTATTCAACATCTGCGATTAGGAACTTAATGTTCTCTGCGACAATTCGTGTGTTAGTCATTTCATGACCTTTCTAAATAGTAATTTCTAGCTCGAGTGAGATGTTTGCCGATAGGTACTCGGCGTTGTTAGTTTGTAGATTGTAAGGCTCATTTACTCGAATCACTCGAGCGTATCTAGGCATAGCACTCAGCACGTTATGTATTGCCTGATCTAGATTTTCAGTTGCCTTTTTGTTAGTAGCGGTTGTAGCTATGACCACCAGCTCTAGATTTAGGTCGTACTGAGTGCCTAGAGTGCTAGGTGTGAGGTAAGGGCTAGCAGAACTCATAATTACTATCGGCGGCGTTATGCGCTCGGGAACGTAATCAAGAACTCTGATGCCGGCCTGTTCTAGGTCTAGCTTCAGCTCTGCCTTAGAGATTGTAATTTCGTTGCTCATACTGCATAACCAACATAAGGCAATAGCAACGGGTAGACCGCTCCCATAGGGTCTTTAGCGACTCTGACGGGTGTTCCATCTAAGCTAGCGAATTGCGCCACTCCATTAGGCGCTGAACGCCTGTGAAATAGCTCTGAGGAACAAATAAGCGTTGCCTGTCTGTGTATCTGATCTGGAACAACGGTAATAACGCCGACATAGTTGCCGACCTGAGCAGTTCCAGAATCTAGACAAGATTGTATAAAACTACCTGTTTCGTCTGTCCCTACATAGGCTTGCAGTTCTGCCAGCGTTACTACCGTTGTCATTCAGATTTCCTTAGGCTACGATGTCTAGTTCTACGATTGCCCCGGCGAATGGTGTAGTAATCGCCATGTAGCCGTAAACGCTGACCGAATCGGTGAGAGTTGTTATGTCCCCGTCGGTTAGACGTACTGGAGCGCCAGCAGACTCAAAGGACTGAATAGCGCGGCTGTTAGCCATGTAGACCTTGTTAGCGGTCATAGCTGGATCTACGATTACTGGCATTCCTAGAAGGTTGCCCGATAGTCCAGGGAGGTTAGCAGTTCCAACGTTGTTGATGCCCTGACCGTCTTGCAGAACTACTGGTCTGCCGTCAGAACCTACGATAGTCATTAGGAACTTGTAGCCCTCAGTAGAAGTAACAATAGCTTCAGGTCGTAGACCAGTTTCCTCGAAGATCTTAGAAGCGCCATCAGTGATACCACCGATTAGTGCCGCTAGAGTTCCTGCCGAGATGTCGAAGATTTTCCCGGTCATAACTAGGGCTTCAACGTGTGCAACGAACGCCGCGTTAGAAGCGTTCGCATAAGCAATAGTAAGCGCCTGAAATACGGTGTTTAGGTAATCAACAGTGGATCGCTCGATTGTCTGCTTAGAAAAGCTTGTGTAACCGCCGTAAGTCTTTACTGGCGCAGAAGTGTTGGCGATTGTCAAGTTACCAAAAGAAAGAGCCTCATTCTCTGGGTCTTGCTCGCCGACTACCAAAGTGTTAGCAGTTACTGAAGCGTACTCAACTGCAAGCCCAGTTCCCGGAAGTGCTGCTCTTGAGAAAGCAGATAGCGCCGGGCGATTGTTGTCAATTAGGTTGTTGATCTGACCAACGAAAGCGGCAGTTGTGACGGTGTTTGCGCTAGTGGAAGCTGCGCGAGCAAGCTCTATAGCTCCGGCGTCACCGATTAGGAGTTTCTTAGCGAAGTCTCCCTGTGAGCGGATTTCTGAGCCTGCTACTTTAGGTGTTGCTGCTGTAAGTCCTGCTTCGACTACCCGGCGCAACTCAGCCATTTCGTCTTGCACAGAACGAACGTCTAGTTCAATGTTTTCTGACATAGATTTTCTTTCTTCTGTTTGGGTTTCGATAGCCTCAGAATCTTTCTGATCTTCTCTAACCTCGGTTATGTTTGCACCAGCGAAAGCCGGAAACGGAACTACGGAGACTTCTTTAAGGTCTACCAGTGTCCGAGTAATCAGTGAGCCATCTCTATCTTGTTCGATAGGCATGAAGCCAACTGAGAATTTATTAAGTACGCCATCACGCATTAGAGTTAGGATTTCTTCGCCTCGTAAGGTTGAACTTACTCTTGCAGTGATCTCATAGCCTGCTTCTGTTTCTCTGCCTGAGATAACTTTTCCAATAGGCTCATCGTGTCCGTAAAATAGTTTGACGTCTTCCACCGAGTCGATTGCGCCGGGAGCGAACCTTTCAGTTATGCCGCCGCCTATGTCTGCTTCCTGATTGTAAGGAACAGCCAGCCCGGTAATAGTTCTTTCCTGAGCTTCATCTAGATTTAGGTCTGCTTCTCTAATTTCAATTTCAGGCATTTAGTCCTTCTCTTTCTCTGACTTCTTCTGCTGTAAGAATCCCAGCAGCGATAGCGGTTGAATAGTAGTTGTAACGAGTAGCAACGTCGGCGCGGAATAGGTGTTGATAGTCGAACTCGACCCTAGTGCCGCGAGGCAAGCAGTTACTTAGCGCGTCTGTTATTGCAT